CGGCGGGAGCAGGCCCCCTCCCCCCCCGGCGCCACCCGCCCGCCGCAGGGGAAGGTGCCGGACAGAATGGCCAGCGTCACCTGTTGGATCAGCTGGGTGTAAATGGGCTGGTCATTGCGGATATCCCATTCCATAGGCGTCCTCCTTTGCCTGTGCTGCCGATGGATCGGAGCAGTCACATCTCGACATTCTCGCTGCCCCACCTATCAGTTCGCTTGTACTATGACAATAGTACATTAAGACAAAGGAATTGTCAAGGGGGAACATGAAAAATTCTGCGGATGGATCAAAAATCCCCCTTTCCCGGTGCTCTGTGCCGGGAAGGGGGATTTGTTGGTGGGATAGGGGGATCGAAGGGAAGAGGCGCTCGTGAGGGCGGACCGCTCGTCCTGCGGCTGGTTTAACCGATAGTGTCCATTGCCGTCCACAAAAGAGATGATGTTCTTTTATTGATGGCCGTCATTCCTAACGGCAGAAATCGAATATGCGGATAAAAAATGTCCGGAGGATGCAAAATTCCTCCGGGCGTAAATATCAGTAGGAATTATCTTTGATAAAAATGAAAAATCCGAACGCATTCCCGATAGGGAAGAAGTTCGGATTTTTCATATGTGGTGGAGACTGCTGGACTCGAACCAGTGACCTCCTGCGTGTGAATTATAATCGTTTTGAATATATAAGCACAAAAGTTAATAAAAATAACAACATTTGTTGCGATTTTGCAACTTTTCGCAGAGCAATTTTGCACGGGCTTGCCTTGGCTCCCGTAGGTAACTAACAAACTACTAACAAATTTTCGCCTTTTTAACGGCCTGCACCAATTCCTCCGCTGACGTATGGACGTATATATTTGCGGTAGTGGAGTAGTTGGCGTGGCCGAGGATCCTCTGTAGCGTCTCCGGAGCAATCCCCGCTTTTCTCGCCCAGCTTGCATAGGTGTGCCGGGTGGAGTGCGGCGTTTTGCGCTGGATTTTTAATTTTTCCAAAAGCGGGTAATAATCCCGGCGGCGGAAGTTTGCTGGGATTTTTTCCCCAGCATAGCCGGATATGAGCAGTGGGCCGGTAGCCTTATTTGCAAAATAGGCAAAGTATGGGATCCCTTCGGGGCGGATTGGGATGATCCTGTTTCGCCCAGCCTCCGTCTTTTCACCGCCGACCACATAATCTTTGTGATAATCTTTAGCCGGTAGGGAAAACAATTCCCCTATGCGCATTCCTGTGTAAATCAGCATGAGGATAATTTTTGCGGTGTCGCTGCCGTCCGCTTCCAGCTTGCTTATTTCAGCATCGGTAAATGTTTCTTTTTCTTTTTTTGTGTTTTCGGGGAGCTGGACGAATTTTGCAAAATTTGTTGTGATGATCTCCTCGCGCATGGCCCATGTGGACATCTGCGTTATGAGTTGCTTATACTTGGACACAGTGCTATGGGATTTATGCATATGGGCATCCAGTACGCCCTGGAAATCCGCCGTTTTTAAGTCCCGGAACTTCCGGTCGTGCAGCGGCGCAAAAATTTTAAATGCGCCGTCATAGCCTTCTATACCGTTTGGCCCTATTTTTTTGTAATGCTCCTCTTTCCAAGCGTCAAACACCTGGGCAAAGGTCATGTTGTACTGCTCCGTTAAATCCTTGCCTGCAAGACGTTCCAGCGCCGCTATAGCATCTTTTTTGGTAGGGTAATATCCTATAATGATTTTTTGCTTTGCAGCCACCCAGGGCCTGCGTCGGCGCCCGGCGAGCTTATACACTGTCCCGGTTCCGTTGGCCCTCCTCATTGCTTTTCCCATTTTTATCCTCCTACCCTATATTTTTATCAGTTTGATGGTGCCTGTAATATCGCAGCGCATTAATCAGCGAAGCAATGATTACACCGACGCCCACCGCAAGCAGAGCAAATAGCATCCAGCCGATTGATGTAATCTGCCCGTTGCGGATAAGCCCTGTGTGCGGGACGCTTGAATCAAACGCCAAATATCCAAATATTATGGATACGGCAATTGACAGCGAAAACGCCAGGATATACACCCAAATTTGCAATACGCACTCCTTTTTTTCGTGCTTTGCCACTGATCCGGTCAGCTGCTCCATGCTGCCCTCCAAGTGCGCAATGCGTAGGGCTGCGCTATGCTTTGCATCTGCATCGGCCATTGCTCTGTGGGCCTCTGCCAGCTGCTCCTCCGTGGTTGGTCTCTTTACGATACCAAAATACTCATCTATAGACACACCGAGTGCGGCGCATATAAGCCCCATCTTGTATAGGCTTGGGTCCTTTGACGACGCAGAAAAGTAATTGCTGATCGTGGACGATGACAGATCTGTTAAATCGGCTAAGTCTTGCGTGGTAAGATGCTGGTCCTCTTTTGCATCTCTGCAAATATCCTGCAAAGTTTTTTCCATTTCTTCCCCTCCTGCCTTATTTCGGGCAAACCTCTCCGTTTGTTTTTATCTGCTAATCGTATATTATCCGGTTTTTGGATTGACTTGCCAAACAACAAACTGATACTGTGGGTATGCGGCCAAGAGCCAGTGACGGCGATAGGCGGCAAAAAATCCCCACCGTCCGGTGCGGGGGCGGTGGGGACTATATGAAATAATCTTCTGTGGATTTCACTTAATCCCCAATAGCTTGCCGACTTTTCTTTGCCGCCCCGCCTTTGTTGTAGGAATTCCCGTTGCTTTTGCAATCTTGCGTTTTGCGCTGGTAATTCCAAGCGCACGTTTCCAGCTAAAGGAAAGCCCTGGTATTTTAAAGGAAGATTTTTTAGCCATTTCTAATTATGCTCCTTCTTAAAAAATTTTTTATATTGTTGCCCTAAACTGTGCAACAAATGCCATATTTTGACTATAGGTAGATAAACCGAAAGGAGAAATAATGTGGATTGTAAGCAGAAAAGTATAAAGATGGAAATTGTAAGCTGTGAAACGGGAAATAAATGTGATATAATAAAGAATGCAGAGCATAGCGTTACTTTCTGAGGCGATTTCTTTGGCGAGTAAAATGACCCGCAATCAGTTTGATAAAATTATGGAGGCGATAAAATGAAAATTTGGGCTATCAGTAAAGAAAACGGCTACGAGCGCGAAATCGGCCTTGAGATGGACGGCGTTGACCGCGAAACAGCCATCAGTGAGCTTTACAAAATTGCCAGGAATCTTTTTTCCGGTGAACTTGATATGTTTTGGAAAGAGGGAGAGCAGGGCAAGGCGACCTTTTAAAGCTACGCTTTACGCTTGCACTCAATTACGGCTTGCAGCTGGTCGGATACTGCTGCGCAATTTGGGCATTCCCTCACGATTAAACGGCTGAGTTCGTCAACCTTTTCCGCCGCTTCTCCCGTGGCTTTTGCGCGATAAATGCCGACGGCGTTGGTAGCGGACTGAAAGTTTGCGGGAGACGGATACTTTGCATATAAGGAAACGGCGGCAACCATCGCATCAAAATCGGAATCGCAAGCGGCCTCTTTCTCGTGCGCCCATATTGCCCTCAGCTTTTCGATTTCTGCTTTTGCTGTCCGCTTAGAAATGTAGACAGACACTCCGGCGGATGCCAAAACAGAAAAGGCGGAAACGCCGATTTCACCCCACGAAATACTCATAATTAATTCTCCAAAGCCCCGCGGGCGGCTTTGATAAAAATCCGCAGGGTTTCCTTATCCATTTTTTTCAAAAGCTCGACAGCTTCTTTCAAATCTTCATCTTCCATTACGCCCTCGATCTCCGGATCGGGGGCTTTTTTTGCGTCCTCCGAAGCTGCGGGGGCGGCTACATCGTCCGGCATAATGTCCTCTACGGAGACACCGAGATATTCGGCAATAACGGGAAGGCGAACATTTGACGGCTTAGTTTTTCGCGTGTTCCATTGGCTATAAATGCTATTTGATAGCCCTAATGCGCGGCTTAAATCGGCTCCATTTTTGCCCTTTTTACTCAAGTAAAAGTTGATTTTGTCTATAGCGTCCATTTGCACCTCGTATATACTGTGCAGTTCGACGAAACTAATAAAAACTAAAAGAAAGTGGTTGACTTATAATTTCTAATTAGTTATAATTAGAACCGTCGGGAGGCAATACAAAACCAAGCCCCCTGCACTTAGCGGACTGCGGAAAATATTAAGGGTTGTTGGCACTTCCATAATACCACAGTTTGCTAAGTTGTCAAGTAAAACTTAGTTTTTGTTGATTGCGGAGAGGGAAAGCCGCCCTGATGCCGTAACACCCGTATTCAACCTTAAAAACTAAGCAAGAATCAAACTGGAGGTGACAGAATGAGTTTTCGCAGCGCTCGGTTGGCCGCTGGGCTAAGTGTCCGGCAGGTCATCGAGAAACTAAAGGTGACGGATGCGGCGGTTTACATGTGGGAGACCGGCACGCAGGCACCGAGGGCCAGCCGCTTGCCGGAGATCGCCGAGCTGTACGGCTGCACGGTGGACGAGCTGTTGAAGAAGGAGGATGACAAATGATCGAAACCATGACGCTGCACCAGGCATCGAAGTATCTTAGAGATAAAGGCTTGAGCCTTTGTTCTGACACTCTGGCCGACGGCCTGGAGCAGGGCGTGTACCCCTTCGGCGTGTGCATCCGCACCGACCGCAGCCGGGTGTTTCAGATTTTTAAAAAGAAGCTGGATGCGTGGATCGCGGAGCGGGAAGAGTAAGCATGGACGGTTACACATTGACGCTGGTCATCATCGGGGTCGCAACGGTCAGCTATTGGTTTGGCTGCTGGTGGACAAACTGGACAGATCAGGCAAGTGAGAATTTAGGAGGAATGAAGATGCAAAGACATTACTACGCCATCGTGGCTGAGAGGTGCGGAGTCCGGGTAACTATGCGGTCGGAGTGCAATGTGGCCGAGGTGGGCGATCTGGTTAGCGGCAGCAATAAGACAACCGTATATTCCGGGTACAAGGTCATCACAGAGCCACGCTTTGTTTTGTACGGAGCCGGTGAGGACGATTTCCTGAACGCCCTGTATTGGGGGGATATCCCCCAGGTTTCCAAGGTCACACGGGATGTGTGGAAGCTGGAGCCGGAAAAGGAGGATGCATCCGATGCGGACATCTGACACGGTATTGGATGCGGAGGCGAAAGCCATCCGGGACGAGGAAAAGGAACTGGCGGAGGGAGAGGAGGAGACGCAATGATGCTGACATGGGCGCTGGTGTATCTGGGAGCCGGAACGGCGGTTTACGGCTTCATGCGGCTGGTGGACAAGCTGGACGGGAAGTAACACAAACGGAGGGAAAGACGATGTATTTGTGTGATTATTGTGGGGCAGCGTTCCATTCGTTGGATTACATCGAGGAAAAGTCCGATGAGTGCGGAAACAGCATAATTTATGTTTGCCCAGAATGCGGAGAGGAGATTATCCCCGGAGAAGCGGATGAATGTCCTGTTTGCCACGGCTGGAAGCCGATGAAGTCTGCTATGTGCCACAAGTGCGAGCTGGAAACAATCGGAAATTTCAAGCTGGCTATACGGAAGTTCTCCGATGTGCAGCTTGATTATATTTCCGAGCTGACGGAGGGTGAGTATCTCTCGGAGTTTTTGCATAAGGGGGGCTTGGGATGATAAACGGCGTCCTCCGGTACATAAAAGCTACAGTGGAAATCCCATTCCCAGAGGGGAAAATGTGCTGTAACCTCTGCCCACTTTTGGAGACGTATTCGCGAAATCAATGCCGCCGCACGGGGGAGTATTTGCTGGACACACGAATCGTCGGGGCATATTGCCCGCTACAAGTTGTTGATGAGGAGAAAAACGAATGATGAATATCTATGAGAAAATCGCTGCAATCATGCAGGATGTCCAGTATCTGGCAAAGGACGATCATGTTGAGTTCGGCAGCACCAAATACAAGGCACTGAGCGAGGAGAAAGTAACTTCCATCATGCGTGCGGAACTGCTGAAACACAAACTGGTTGTATACCCCATCGCACAGACAGCCGGGAGAACTGGGAACATTACCCACGTGGATGTCATCTACCGCATGGTCAACGTGGAAAACCCGGAGGAATACATCGAGATTGCATCCTGCGGAGATGGCGCAGACACACAAGACAAGGGCAGCGGCAAGGCCATGACCTATGCGTTTAAGTATATGTGGCTGCGGACCTTTGCGCTTCCCACCGGCGAGGACCCGGACAAAATTTCCTCCGCCGAGCTGGACGAGAAGGAGCGGAACGCCGCTCCGGTGTGTGAGCGATGTGGAGCTGACATTGTGTCCGTCAAGAAGCGCAACGGCGAAATGTGGACGGTAAAGGACATGGTTAAGTACTCCAAGGGCCGCTACGGAGCGCAGATGTGCGCCGACTGCATGAAGGCCGCGAAGAAGGAGCAGGGCAATGTTGCAGGCTGATGTGACCGCCGCACGGTGGCAGCAGGACAGCGATGGGGCGTGGCTGTGCCTCCGGGTGCAGTCCCCCACCTCTGCAATGACCATCTGTGACGAGATGAAGCCGGACAAGCAGTATGTGGCGCAGATCAAGCGCAAGGGCAGGAGCCTTAACGCAAATGCTTATGCGTGGGTTTTGCTGGATAAACTGGCGGCACACTATGGGATTCCGAGGAATGATGTGTACCGGGAAGAAATCAGGATCATCGGTGGTGTGAGCGATGTCGTGTGCATGGTATCAAAGGCGGCGGACGAGTTCTGCCGCAGATGGGAGGCGAAAGGAATCGGCTGGATGGCGGAACAAGGGCCAAGCAAAATTCCTGGCTGCGTGAACGTGGCGGTTTGGTACGGCTCCAGCACCTACGACACAGAGCAGATGTCACGGTTGATTGACCAGATTGTTGCCGATTGCCGAGAAGCTGGAATCGAGACTATGACACCGCAGGAGTTGGATGCGCTAAAATCCCGCTGGGGCGAAGCTCAGCCGCTGGGAGGTGATAAAGGTGACTGATGAAAGACGGTGTTTCCTGTGCGGCAGAAATGGCGCAAGTGACCCGCTGGAGCGGCACCACATCTTCGGCGGTGCGTACCGAAACAAGAGCGAGAAATACGGCCTTGTGGTGTATCTCTGCGGCGAACGATGCCACAGGAACGGTGGAAACGCTGTACACCGAAACGGGAATCAAATGCGTCTGCTTCGCCGATACGGCCAGTTAAAGGCCATGCAGGAACAGAGATGGACGGAAGATGACTTCCGCAGCGAATTTGGAAAAAGCTATTTGTAAGGAGGAAAACGATGGTAAACAGAATGATTTTGCAGGGGCGGCTTTGCTCTGACCCCGAATTGCGCCGCACCAACAGCGGAACAGCGGTGTGCAGTTTCCGTGTGGCATGGAGCGAGAAGGTAAAGGACAGAGAAACGAAGCTGTTTCTCTCCTGCGTGGCATGGCAGAGCACGGCAGAGATGATTTGCAAGCACTTTTCTAAGGGCAAGGAGATCATCGCGGAGGGCAAACTTTCCAGCCGGGAATACGAGGATAACAGCGGCAACAAGCGCACGGTGGTGGAGCTGACGGCGGACCGGGTACATTTCTGCGGCAGCAAGGACAGCGCACCGCATAAACCCGCACAGACCTTCGAGGAGATTTCCGAGGACGACGGCGATCTTCCGTTTTAAGGCGGTGCGCCGATGCCGAACAGAATCATCCGCGAGAGCATCTGCACCAGCGATAGCATAGATGGGCTTTCGTGGTTCGAGGAGGTCTTGTTCTATCGGCTGATTGTTTCTTGCGATGATTTCGGACGCTATGACGGACGGGCCGCAATTATCAAAAACAGGCTATTTCCTTTGAAAGAAAATCTTACTCTGAAAACTGTAGAAAACGCCCTTCATGGATTGGCGAGTGCTGGATTGGTTGCCCTTTATACTTCACAGGGCAAGCGCTTCCTCTACCTACCAACATGGGGTAAGTATCAGAACCAGAGAGCAAAGGAAAGCAAATATCCTGAGCCTGTAGAGCCTACGCAAGCAGATGAAATCATTTGCAAACAAATGGATGCAGATGTCCCCGTATTCGAGAATCGAGAATCGAGAATCGATATACGAGAATCGAGAAGCGAGAATGACGCGCGCGAAGCGCGCTTCTCTCCCCCATCTTTGGCGGAAGTTCAGGCTTATATCGCAGAACGGGGGTCTGCGGTTGACGCACAGCAGTTCGTCGATTTCTACGCCAGCAAGGGATGGATGGTTGGGAAAAACCGAATGAAGGACTGGAAGGCTGCCGTCAGAACCTGGGAGAAGCGCAGAAAGGAGGAAGCCGGTGAACATCCAACAAAGCAAGAATACCATGTCGGGACATGGCTGTGACATTTGCGGCGGGCTGGGATACACCGTCCGGCGCACGGAAAGCGGCAAACTGGTGAGTAGAACCTGCAAATGTGAGATCATTCGTCGGAATAGGCTTCGCATGGAGCGTTCCGGACTTCTGGGACTGCTGGATAGCTGCACCTTTGAGTCGTTCCAAACGCAGGAGTATTGGCAACAGGCAGCAAAGCAGGCGGCGGAGAAGTATTTGACCGACTGGAAAGGCAAGTGGTTTTTCATCGGCGGCTCTCCCGGCACTGGGAAAACACACCTGTGTACGGCGATTTGCGCCAAGCTGATGGACGGAGGAATCCCGGTGCGGTATGTGCAATGGCGGGGAGATATTCCGGCAATCAAGGCAAAGACCAACGATGCCGAAGCATACGCCGAAGCCATGCAGCCGCTGAAAACCGTCCGTGCGCTGTATATCGACGATTTTCTCAAGGGGAGCGTAACGGATGCCGACAAAAACATCGCCTTTGACCTGCTGAATGCCAGGTATATCAACCCGGATGCAATCACGATCATCTCCACGGAGCTGACCATTGACCGCATTTTGAGCTGGGACGAGGCAATCGGGAGCAGGATCAACCAGAGGGCGAAGGATTATATGCTGAACATCGGCAAAAAGCAGAATTGGAGGCTACAATGACCAAACGGGAGGAACGGAGATGAAACACCTCGGCGATATTACGAAAATCAACGGTGCAGAGATCGAAGCCGTGGATGTTATCACGGGCGGATCGCCGTGTCAGGATTTGAGCATTGGGGGAAAACGCGCCGGATTGGCCGGCGCAAGGAGCGGATTGTTCATGGAGCAGGTCCGCATCGTAAAGGAGATGAGAGAGCATGACAGAAAGAGCGGACGGACAGGTGACATGGTCAGACCTCGGTTTATGGTCTGGGAAAACGTGCCAGGAGCCTTCAGCAGCAACAAAGGGCGAGACTTCGCAGCAGTCCTCGAAGAGATCATCCGCATCGCAGAGCCGGAAGCCCCCGATATTGAAGTGCCTGAAAAAGGATGGCCAACTTGGGGGGGCTACCACGACGAGGTGGGAGGACGATGGAGCGTGGCTTGGCGAGTGCATGATGCGCAACACTGGGGAGGCCCCCAACGCCGCCGCCGTATCTCGGTTGTCGCAGATTTTGGAGGTGACACCGCAGGAGAAATACTCTTTGAGCGCAAAAGCGTGCCAGGGCATCCTGCGGAGAGCGGAACGGCGCGGGAAAGACTTGCCGAAGCTGCTGAAAGAGGTTTTAATCCGGCAGTCGGGGACTGCATGACGGCTTGGGATTGCCAAAGCAAGCGCATTTTTGACACAAACGGAAAATCTCCCACACTGCAAGGCGGTGTTGGCGGTGGTGTGAACAATCCTGCCATATTTGCGGCTATTCCCATCAACGACAAAGCTACCAGATGGCAGGTCGGTGGAGAAAGCCGCAATCATGACGGCAGCGGCAACGGTCTTGGCATCGGCAAAGAAGGCGACCCATCACCCACGCTGACCGCTGGCGACCGCCACGGGGTGATGTGCCTGACACCGTGGGAGGCACAAAGCGCACGGGTGTATGACCAAGATGGTGTATGGCATAGTTTAAACGCCAATGAAAACGGTGGCATGGCGCGGGATAGCGTGATGTGCGCCGGGTTTAAGCTGGGGAACAGCGAACAGGCCCGGAGCATCGGATACGCCGAAGAGCAATCGCCAACGTTGAACGCAGAGTGTGGGGGGAATAAACCGGCGGTGATGTGCCTGAACGATCAAGGCGGGAATGTGATGGGCGTGAGTCATGATGTTTCCGGGACGCTGAGAGCACAGGAGCATGGGCACCAGCCAGCGGTCATCGCTTTTGCGCAAAATCAGCGCGAAGAGGTTCGCAACGTGGGGGATAAGGCGGTGTCGCTTGCTGCGGAGGTCGGTATGCACTGCCAGACGTTTGTGGCGCTGGATATGTCGCACGCCTGCGATGTCATCCGAGACTGCGGTGAGGTCAGTCCCAGCCTGCAAGCCCGTATGGGAACCGGCTGCAACCAAATCCCGCTGACGTATCAAATGCAAGGATTTGGCGATTACCGCGAGGGGGACGTTGCAAGCAGTTGCAAGCAGAGAGATTTCAAGGACAGCACTGATCTTGTGTGTGCCGTTGATTGCCGGAACTTCTGCGAGGGAGGCGAAACAAACGGGACTTTGCAATCCAAATCAAACGGCGGAATCAGCTACAATTTGCAGAACACCGTGAGAACGGGCATGATTGTGCGACGCCTTACCCCAATGGAGTGCGAACGGCTGCAAGGTTTCCCGGACGGATGGACAGACATTGGCGAGTGGATGGACAGCAAGGGCAAGCGCCACAAGGCTGCGGACAGCCCCCGGTACAAGGCGCTGGGCAATTCCATCGCCCTGCCCTTCTGGGACTTCCTGGCAAAGCGTATCAGCGCGCAATATCTTCGCCCTGTTACGATGGGTAGCCTGTTTGACGGTATCGGCGGCTTTCCGCTGGTGTTCGAGCGGCACAACGGTAAGGGCACGGCACGCTGGGCAAGCGAGATCGAGGAATTTCCTATCGCCGTGACGAAAAAATGGTTTGGGGAGGAATGACATTGCGGAACGAAGCTTTGTTTTCCAGCGATAAGAATTTCTGGGAAACGCCGCAAAAGTTGTTTGACGAGCTGGACGCGGAGTTTCATTTCACGCTGGACGCTGCCGCCAGTGACGAAAACCACAAGTGCGCGCGGTATTTCACGAAAAACGATGATGGTTTGCGGCAAAATTGGGAGGGCGAAACGGTGTTTTGTAACCCGCCCTACGGGAACAAGGAAACCGGACTGTGGACGGAAAAATGCTACCGCGAGGGACAGAAGCCGGGGACAACGGTTGTTCTACTGATTCCGGCGCGAACAGACAGAGCCAGCTTTCATGACTATGTTTTGGGTAAGGCGGAAATTCGATTCCTGCGAGGTAGGCTGAAATTTGAGCTGGACGGAAAGCCGATGGGAACGGCACCGTTTCCCAGCATGATTGCCATTTGGCGAGGAGGATTGACATGACCACATTACGCATGATTCCCGGCATTACATACACCCGGAAAAACCTTGAAGCATTGACCGGTATGCGGGACAGAGAGAACCGCCGGATGATACGGGAGCAGAGGCGGCAGGGTGTGCCTATCGTTGCCATGAAAGACGGCGGCTACAAGATGGCGGAAACGGAGGAAGAAAAGCAAGCCTTACTTTCCATGTACCGCAAGCGGGCATTGGACGAGCTGGGGACATACCGCCGCCTTGCCAGAGCTATGCAGGTGGACGGGCAGATGGAGATGGGGGGTGGAAATGGAACGGTTTAACACTCCGCTGACGAAAGAGGCGGCGAAATCACTGCTGGCTTTGGATTTAGAGGACAAGGTGATTACCAGCTACGAGAAGCTGGACGAGTGGTACACCGCGTGGGGCGGCCAGTGTTATGTGTCATTTTCCGGAGGAAAGGACAGTACGGTGCTTTCATATTTGGCTGCAAGGTATCTATCGTCGTTCCGCACACCTCCGTGGCCGCTGAATCTTGTGTTTGTCAACACAGGCCTTGAGTACCCGGAGATACAGAAGTTCGTCAACGAGTACGCCGACTGGCTGCGGAGGGAGTTTCCCCGCGTGAACGTAAACCTTGTTCGCCTGCGCCCGAAGATGAACATTCGGCAGGTGGTGACGAAGTACGGGTACAGCATCGTGAGCAAAGAGGTGGCGGGATATGTCAGAGATGCCCGCAGGAACCCAAACGGCTTGAGAATGAAGCGGCTGCGAGGGGAAGCCGTGCGAAAAGACGGTCAGCCGTCTGTCTACAACTGCGAGAAATGGGAATATCTGTTGTACGCACCGTTTGTAATCTCCTCGACGTGCTGCACCATTATGAAAAAGTCACCGCTGAAAACCTACGCACACAAAACCGGGCAGCAGGCTACAACAGCGACGATGGCGGAGGAAAGCAGATTGCGCATGACGTATTGGTTGAATACCGGCTGCAACGCCTTTGAGGGAAAGCAACCGATGGGCAAGCCCATGAGCTTTTGGACGGAGCAGGATGTGCTTCGGTTTATCGTGGAGCGCCAAATACCCTACGCCAGCGTGTACGGCGACATCGTGGCCAGCGACGGCGAAAACGACTACGATGCAACGCTAACGGACTGCAAGCTGCACTGCACTGGCTGCCAGAGAACGGGGTGTGTTTTCTGCGGATTTGGAGCGCACCTCGAAAAGGGCGAAAACCGCTTTGAGCGCATGAAACACACACCCGAAGCACTACGAATTCTGCATCGGCGGTGGGGCGTATGACCCTGTGGACGGCTTGTGGAAGCCCACTGAAAAGGGGCTTGGATACGCCAGAGTATTGGACTACATCGGAGTGAGGTATTGAAATGAGCATAAAAATTACCATACCCCTGCCGCCGGTTACAAAGAAAAACAGCCAGCGCATTATGCACAGCAGCAAGACAGGAAAATCGTTTATCATGCCGTCGCAGAAGTACATCGACTACGAGGCAAAAGCTGTGTGGTACTGCAAAAAGGCTGGTGTGCATGAGCCGATCGATTATCCAGTGGAGGTTAAATGCCTGTTTTATATGCCCACCAAGCGGCGAGTGGATTTAACCAATCTGCTGGAAGCTGTTGACGATGTGATGGTCAAGGCGCGTGTGCTGCTGGACGATCACTGCGGCATTATCGTCAGTCATGACGAAAGCCGGGTGCTGTACGACAAGGAGACCCCACGGACGGAGGTGAGCATAACCGCCTATGAATGATTTTGACTATGACATCGTGCAGAAAAAGCGTGTTGCAAGAGGTGCGTTTGCCCATGTAAACCGTAAGCGTGGGAAATGCAGATTGCCCAGTGACTATCTCACTGCGGCGCAGAAAAAGGAGATGAACGGAGCGGTGAAAACTTACAACATCACGCGGCCTATGCCGTTGGATGAATTCAAGGGAATGCCGGACGATCTGCAGCGAGAATACCTGCGGAATATGCAGAGTTGTGGAGGGGCAGCTACATACCTTGCAGACGAGATGGGCTGTTGCAGCGCAACCATCAGAGAATATGGAGAAAAGCTGGGCGTGCCGTTTGTGCGAGGTGGTCGGAACCTTGACTTGTGGCAAAAGAAACTATCGGAGTGGCACACAGCCGAAGTGACGGCAGCAGAAACGCCGGAGAAGCAGACCGACGAAATTGCCCCACCCGCAAGGGGTGCAGAGCTGCTGCACGCACGGCTCACTATCCGGGGAGACCGGGAAAGCGTTTTGCAAAATCTACGCCTGCTTATGCCGAATGAATGTGAAGTCACGGTTGAGTGGTGAGAGGAGGAGAAAACTTGTGAAGGAGCATATTACCACTGGAGGGAAAACGCTTTGCTGGACTTGTAGAAAAGCGTATGGAGGATGCTCATGGACAGAAGTAGACTACACAAAAAAGGGCTGGCCTATACGCTTTGAGCCGGTAAAGGGATGGAATGCAATTCCTACCAAAAATGAAAAATACACATCGTTTTTGGTGGTAAGTTGCCCAGAGTACGATCCTGATGATAGAAAGGAAGATACACATGACGGCAGATTTTGCGGGTATGGGGAAGCGCCTGCGGGAGGCGAGGGAGAAGGAACTTATGTCGCAGAATGATTTGGCTTTGGAATCTGGTGTAGCACCATCGACAATCAGCTATATTGAGTGTGGACACAGCACCGCATCGGTGTGGGTGCTGGCACATATCTGTGATGCGCTTGGGGTATCTATGCAATGGATGGTATACGGGAGAGGAAGAAAATGAGCAGAAAGAGCATATTTACAGTTGCCGGAGGTGCGGCCCTTGGTCTGCTGATTGCCGCCGGGATATTGTGGGGGGAGCTGATTGCCGCCGAAGCAGAATATGCGGTGGAGCAAGAGCCTGATTTGCCTCCGGTGGCGGAAGCAATCCGCCAAGAAACGCCACAGGAAGCCGCCTACACGAACGAAAGCACCATGACCGTGACAGCATACTGCCCCTGTGAAAAATGCTGTGGAGCGTATTCAAACGGCTATACAGCCACAGGAGCGAAAGCCACACAGGGCGTGACCATCGCTACCGACCCCGATGTGATACCGTTGGGGACAGAGGTTGAGATCGATGGGCATATCTACATAGCGCAGGATGTGGGCGGAGCAATCAGCGGAAACCGCATTGACCTGTACTTTGATAGCCACGAGGACGCACTCCAATGGGGTGTTCGGGAAAAGACTGTGAGGTGGAACGATGGAAAGACTGACATTTGATGGGAACTTCTGCGACATTGCGCAGTGCCGGGAGCTGCCTTGCCAACACGGCGGGAACTGCTCACAAAAGCAAGTGTGGGAGCGGCTGAAAGCCTATGAGGACACGGGGCTTGGACCGGAGGAAGTCGAAAGGTCTAAACTGGAAATCGAAGCCGGATGCGTTAAAGCAATAGCGAGAACATACGGGATTGACATCAATTGGCTACGGAAATTAGCCGAGGCCGACAAGGACGGTCGGTTGGTGCCGTGTAAGGAACTGTGTGGTGCTGTGGATGGGGCAGCAAATAAAATCCTGACCAGAGGAGGCCGCATTAGAGCCATGAGTGACGCCGAACTTGCAGGACTCTTTTTCCAATTTCGAGTTGACGCATACGGCAGATCGCAGGGTGCAGAGGTCATTCTGCCCGACTGTATGGAGAGCATAGAAAAGTGGCTGGGGGAGCCCGTGTTTGGGTGTGAGGAGGGCTGACAATGGCTGAATACATTGAACAGATTTACTTGGCATGAGGTCACTTGCCGTGCCTTAACAGCAGAAGAAAGGGCCGAGTATGCAGAAAGAGGATATGCCGACTATGAAGTCCCGGAGTACATTTTTGACTGCGAGATGCCGGATGATGGTGACGAAATCCTGATTGCCACAAGATGGGGCGTTGACAAGGACATCTGCTCTGTGGACTGTGACGAGTGCAACAACCTGGTCGGGTTGGAAGATCACGGAGATTGGGATGGCGTGCTTGCATGGGCAGCAATGCCGAAGTATAACGGAGGTGCGGAATGTTAATTTGCAATTGCCCTGACGAGCTGGAATGCCCCGCAATAGGATCAGATGTGGTGTGTTTTCCGTGGTGCGAATATCTGGAGGACGGTGACGGCGATGCGGCTGAAGCTGCGGAGAACGGAAGGACTATGATTAAAGACAGCGGAGAAAGAACAAAGTTTCCAAGCGGAGCACTCCGGGATATGCACACGGGCAAGGGACGGATGGATTTGCTCCCTTGGTTGGCTATCATGGAAGTGTCGAAGCACTGCGAGGCGGGCGCTTTGAAATACGGGGAGCATAATGTCGATAAAGGAATCCCAACCCACAGTCTGTTAGATTCCGCCATTCGCCACGCAGCAAAATATTTGGCGGGCTATGTAGATGAGCCGCACCTTGTAGCTGCGGCGTGGAACCTACTGTGGGCGATCGAGATGGAGATTGCCCATCCTGAATGCGTGGACACTCCGTGGAGGGCAGCCGATGGCGAATAAAGACGCAATGCTGGAAGCCTTGGAGGAAATCGAGAACGGTATGTGCCGCATTAAGGAGCGACGGAGCATTTGGCAGAATAGCCTTGTATATGCACTCTGCCAAGCTGTGCGGCTGCTTCTGATGGACAAGATCAAGGAGGGACGGAAATGAGAATTGACGGCAAAACCCTGCCCAACAACCCCATGAAAGCGTATCAGCAGGGAAAGTTGATAGGGACAAAGCAGAATATGGATTTGGTATCCGAAGTGCTGCTTACAAAGTTTGGATTCCATGTGCTGGAGGAAACGCCGGACAGTCACGACACCATGAGCATTGAGTATTTGCAAAAGTGCCTTGTGAAGCTGGTGAATGCAAAGAACAGCGGCTATGTGACCAAGAAAGACATTGCGGACGCTCTGCGGAGCGACTACAAACTAATCAACAACGCAGAGTGAGGAGGCGGGCATGAGCCGAAAACAAACACTGCCGTATGATGTGCGGCTTGAGTGCATTGCCTATGTCAGAGGTTATCCCCGGAGAGTACAGGCATACAACGATGCGCAGAGCGAGATACTGAGCGGCGGAAGCAGTGCAACGGAGGGAATGCCCCGCTCTCCAGGCATTGGTAGGCCGTCCGAAAGCAAGGCGGAGCAGCTTGCCGCCATAGAAAACTGGCCGGAAACCAAGAAAATGCGGGCTGTAGAATACGCCATAGACCGCTGCGGGCGGGATTTGGAGAGCGAGAGCGTCCGAAAGCAGCTTACACAGGGGATCATGCGCAACTGTCAGGGCAAGCACAAGTATTCTCGAAGTAGGATCATCGTGCCGGGGATAAGCGAGCGGACATTCAGCAGGAGAAAAGAGCAGTTTTTGCTTGACATAGCCATATATTGTGGTCTTGCAGAGAAAGTTGGCACAAATTCCACCTAATGATGTGCTACAATAGGTACAGTGGATGATAAGGCATAGCCATCCACGCGTCTTTCCACTCAACCCGTTTCCTCCATCTTATGCGCCGCCGGTATTGGGCGCACCTTCTGGCACCGCAAGGTCATACCGGCACAAACAGCCTGTAGGGAAACCTATGGGCTGTTGTCATATGCCGTGCGCTCGTTGCACCCTGCGATCAAGGGCGGGAGGTCGCACCTCCCACACGGCACAAATATATGCGGGCGGAAGCTGGGAGGAATCAGCTCCGATAGTAAAATTTCGGGTTCGCAGGTTCGAATCCTGTCGCCTGCACAAGAGGCCGGGTAGCGCCCGGACACTGTGAGACCGTTCGTCGTGGCTCACATGGAAATGACAATGCTCGCTGAAAACTGCGCGTGAGGATGCGTCCTCCTTGCCATGACCGAACAGCGGCGCTTGAGATGCTTGCGGGGCCTCAAGCGGGCATGAGCGTGTGACAATCTAAGCGGGAAGACGGCCAATATGCGGCATAGGTGCCCCGTAAGGGGAGACCACAGCGAGTGACGGGGACTTTCCCTGAAGCGCTAAAGCAGGGCAGGACTGCAATGCCGCACCAAAAGCGGAGAGCCGCTGCCGTGGGCAAATGGCATAGCGCCTGCCCGGAAGTGCGGCTATAACGCTCAGAAGTGAGCTGTGGAAAAGACATTGCCACCTGCTGGCAAACTGTGTAACCCATGTTTGAGAGCTTCCAGAAGGCCGCATGGGAGGGGAAAGACTGTTACTGTAGCCAAGGGGTGGGGGCTGGTGACAAAACAGGAGGAAAGCATGGAAATCACAAAACGGCGGCTTGCGGATATTGTGCCGTATGCCGGCAACGCAAAAAAGCATGATAAACGGCAAATCAACAATGTTGCGGAGAGCATCAAGCAATACGGCTTTGTGCAGCCGATTGTGATTGACCGTGATGGAGTTATCGTCATTGGGCATTGCAGAGCGTTGGCTGCTCAGAAATTGGGCATGGAAGAAGTGCCTTGTGTCTGCGTGGACGATCTGACACCGGAGCAGGTGAACGCACTGCGGCTGGTGGATAATAAAAGCAACGAGAGCGATTGGGACTTTGATCTGCTGGCTGATGAGTTGCCGGAGCTAGATTTGTCGGCGTTTGATTTTGACTTTTCTTTTCCGGAGCTGGACGAGCCCGAAATTGAAGAAATGGCCAACGAGCAAAGAGAGAAGGAGTTCCGGGAAAGGATGGAGCGTGGAGAGCTTTCAGACGATGATGAGGACTACCAAGCTTTCCTTGAAAAGTTCCAGGCGAAGAAAACAACGGACGATTGCTACACGCCGGATAACATCTACGACGCGGTAAGAGATTGGGTGGCTGAGAAGTACGAAATTGGCAATGCCGCGATTGTGCGCCCGTTTTATCCGGGCGGAGATTATAAAAGCGAGAAATACCCTTCCGGGTGTGTTGTGATAGACAATCCACCTTTTTCCATTATTTCAGAAATCTGCGAGTGGTACACAAGCAAGAGAATCAACTTCTTTCTGTTCGCTCCAACGCTTACACTCCTCGGAATTATGCGCGGCTCGGCAAACTATGTGGCGTGCGGGTGCGGAGTTGTGTATGAAAACGGCGCGTCTGTCAATACGTCGTTTGTTACCAACATGGGGGGCAATAAGATTGTCGCTGCCGCTGATTTAAGAGAAATACTGGATGACGAGAACAAAAAGAATCTCAAAAAGTTGCACAGAGAACTGCCGAAATACTCATATCCAGATGAGGTTTTGACAGCAACGATGCTGTGTTATATGGCAGCTCACGGCGTAAGCCTTGAAATTAGCGAAAGAGATGCACATTTTATCCGCGCGCTTGACGCACAGAAAGCGTCGGGGAAAGGCTTGTTCGGCTCCGGCTTTTTGCTATCGGAAAAGGCTGCTGCGGAAAAGGCTGCTGCGGAAAAGGCTGCTGCCGAGAAAGTAAGAGTATGTAATACAAACGTGTGGGAACTTTCCGACAGAGAAAAGAAAATCGTGGCAGGGCTTGGACATGACGATTGAAGAAGCACAGGCAATTATTGCCAAAACAAATAGCCCATATCTAAAGCGGGACATGGAGAAGTTTATCAAACGCCAGCAGAGAAAGGAGGGCGCGTATGGCAAGGCCAAGAAAGGAAATAGACCAGAAGCAGTTCGAAAACCTCTGCGGCCTGCAATGCACGCTTGAGGAAATCTGCGGCTGGTTTGATGTATGCTCGGACACATTGGAAACATGGTGCAAACGAACCTATAAGAGAAGTTTTTCGGAAGTTTTTGCACAAAAGCGAGGAGCGGGGAAAATTTCACTGCGTCGGAGCCAGTGGCAGCTTGCGGCAAAGAACGCAAGCATGGCAATTTGGCTGGGGAAACAGTACCTTGGGCAGCGCGATATTGTGGAGCTGGGTTTGCCGACTGACAACACGCAGGATGACGCATTGAGTGTGAGTCTGCGTGAAATGGCGGAAGGGTTGGAGAGCGATGAATAAATTTATTACATGCGGATGTGACGGGGAAATCCTTGTAAATCTCGAAAAAGTTAAAAAAATTATCTACCGGGACAAGGTTGGGAAAGCGGCGATGGTCGTTATGGAAAACGACGACACGGAAGAGCTATGGCACGAATACCTCTGCACGCCGAGAGCAGAGGATTGCGTTGTAGAGCTATGATTAGCCCAAAGCAAGCGAAAATCCTTGCTTTCCCCTATTCCAAGTATGACGCGCTGATCTGCGACGGGGCCGTGCGTTCCGGCAAAACATCTATCATGATGTGGGCGTTTGTCCGCTGGGCGATGGAAAATTTCAGCGGTCAGCGCTTCGGCGTGTGTGGCCGCACGGTGGATAGCTGCACAAAGAACATCATAGTGCCGTTCACGGCGATGAGCCTTGCAAAGGAACGTTATCTCATCCGCTGGCGGCGCGGTGACAAGGTGATGGAAGTGCGGCGCGGAGCCGTGACGAATTACTTTGAGGTGTTCGGCGGCAAGGATGAGGCCAGCTATACGCTGATCCAAGGCCGCGCGCTGGCGGGGGTGCTGCTGGACGAGGTGGTGCTGATGCCGCGTTCGTTCGTGGAACAGGCATTGACCCGCTGCTCGGTAGATGGTGCAAAGCTGTGGTTTTCCTGCAACCCGGGAAGTCCACAGCATTGGTTTTATACAGAGTGGATACAGAGGAACAAAGAGCGGAACGCGCTGTATCTGCATTTTGAAATGACGGACAACCCCGGTCTGTCGCAGAAAACGCTGGAGCGGTATCAGTCGATGTTTACAGGCGTGTTTTATGATCGTTACATCCGGGGACTGTGGGTGCTGGCTGAGGGGCTGATCTATCCCATGTTTGACGAGAGCTGCATTGTGGACGAGCTGCCGGAAAAGGGAGAATACTATGTTTCCTGCGACTACGGAACACTTAACCCGTTTTCTGCAGGACTTTGGTGCTGGGACGGCAAGGCGGCCACGCGCATCCGCGAGTATTACTATTCCGGGCGCGAGAACCAGAAGAACAAGACGGACGAGGAATACGCCGACGAAATTAAAAAGCTTATCGGCGAGGCGGACGTCAAAAGCATCATCGTTGACCCGTCTGCAGCCTCGTTTATCGAGGTTTTGCGGCGGCGGGGCTATATGGTGCGAAAGGCCAACAACGACGTAAACAACGGCATTATGACTACGGCGCGGTTTTTGCAGGACGGCGTAATCAAGATACACCGAGGTTGCAAAGACTGCATCCGCGAGTTTGGGCTGTATCGGTGGGACGAAAAATCCGCCGATGACAGGCCAATCAAGGAAAACGACCACGCAATGGACGAAACGCGCTATTTTGCCTATACGATTTTGAAAAATAAGGCGTATAAGCGCGATTATGTCCCCATTTGGAGCAGATAGGAGTGAGAGGCTATCAAAACTTACAATGACCTTGTTGCGGTCGGAGAAAGTGACCAGGCACGGATTGGGTTTATTCGCGGAGCAATCAACGAGCATCGAAGCTCACACGCATACAAGACGGCGGCGGATGCTGAGGAATATTACAATGGCCTGAATCCGACCATTAACCGCTATGAAAAGATCATCTACGATATGCAGGGCCGTGCCCACACGGATATGTGGACGGCAAACCATAAGCTGGCCAGCCGTTTCTTCGGCCTGGCGGTGGATCAGGAAGTTTCATATCTGCTGGGCAACGGCGTAACCTTTGCGGAGAAGGAAACGCCGAACAAGCTATGCCCGGACTTTGACCAGGAAGTCATGGATGCGGCGCGGGCGGCGAAAATCGCAGGCGTATCCTTCGGCTTTTGGGATCTGACGCATCTTCGGGTGTTCTCCCTGCTTGAGTTCGTCCCCCTCTATGATGAAGAGGACGGCGCGATGAAAGCCGGTATCCGGTTCTGGCAGGTGGCACAGGATAAGCCTATGAGAGCGACGCTGTATGAGAGCGACGGCTTTACCGAGTATTTCCAGCCTAGCGGCGAGGATATGGCCGTCATGCAGCCAAAGCGCAGCTATAAGCTGATCGAGCGCAAGGCGGAAGTCGGCGAAACAGAGATTTACGACGGCGGGAATTATCCGAGTTTCCCCATCGTCCCGCTGAAAAACAACAGGCGGTGTCTCTCCGAAATCGTCGGGAAGCGCAACACCATTGACGCGCTGGATCTGGCGTCCTCGAACATGGTTAACAATGTGGATGAGGGCAACCTGATTTATTGGGTGCTGTCTAACTGCAACGGCATGGACGACCTCGACGATGCAAAGTTTGTGGAGCGCTTGAAAACCACGCATGTTGCCCACGCCAACGGCGATGATGGCGCAAAGGTGGAAAGCAAGACCATCGAGGCCCCGTATGAGGGCACGAGCAGCACCATTGATATGCTCAAGAAGAAGCTATACGAGGATTTTCAGTGCTTTGACGCTGCGGCGGTATCTGCCGGGAACCAGACGGCGACCGCGATCAAGGCCAGCTATGTGCCGCTGGATCTGAAAACGGACAAGTTTGAATCCGAGGTCACGCGGTTTATTGTGGAAATTTTGCGTTTGGCAGGCATTGAGGATCAGCCAAGCTACACGCGCAATCAGATCATCAACAAGAGCGAGGAAACGCAGAACATTCTTCTGGGTGCGGCGTATTACGATGACGAATACATCACGAAGAAGCTGCTGACCATCAACGGTGACATTGACCAGTACGAGGACATGGCAAAGCGGAAGGCGGCAGAAGAGATTGACCGGAGCCAAATGGAGGTGGAATGATGGGAGCAATATCTAAGATTGCTGAAAAGTGCATGGCGTGCCCCAACGTTGATAAATGCTCTCACAAGCGGATGGAGGCATGCGCCAATTACGAGCATAGGAATATGGCCGAATCACTAGCGATGCCATCAAAATCAGATATGGCAGCCACCGTTCTCCGCGAAACGGTCAATACGATTGTCGATGGGCAGGTTGTGAAGGTTTACAAGGACGAGATTGAAAAAACACTATATAAGCACTTGTATGATGGCTTGGGTTGCGGATTTATCAATGGCGCATAGGGTGGCGAGATATGGCGAAAACGGACGAAGGCCACAAGCTGACCGACAAGGAGCTTTCGAAGCTGGAGCGGCGCATTACGAAACTTTACCGCGAAGCCGGGAAGGAATTGCAAGGAACCATCGACGCATATTTTGAGCAATTTAAAAAGCGCGATGAGGAAATGAAAGCGCTGATCGGCACGGTGCAGAACGGCAAGGAGTGGACGGAGGCCGACTATAAGCAATGGCGGCTCAATCAGATCGGTCGAGGGAAACGCTATCAGGCTATGCGGGACAAGGTGGCACACCGTGTCACCGATGCGAACGCCGTGGCGGTGTCCTACACCAACGATGCAACGCCCGGTATCTACTCACTGAACCGCAACTATGCGGCGTACACCATCGAGAGCGTGGCTGGGGATGTAGGCTTTGATCTGTGGGACGAGCAGACGGTGAAGCGCCTGGTTGTGGAGCAGCCGGGGCTGATGCCGTACTATCCAAAGGATAGAGCACTGAAACGTGGGATCGATCTCGCATATGGCAAGAAGCAAATCACGGCAAGCGTCACCAGCTCCATCTTGCAGGGAAAGAGCATCAAGCACATGGCGGATGATCTGCAAAAGCGCATTACCGCCATGAGTCGCGATTCCGCCATCCGCACCGCCCGCACAGCCGTGACCGGCGCACAGAACGCCGGACGCATGGACAGCTATGCGGCAGCGGAAAAGATGGGCATTAAGCTCAAAAAAGAATGGTTGGCTACGCTGGACGCGCGTACACGCCACTCTCATGCCATGCTTGACGGCGAACAAGTGGCGCAGGACAAGAAGTTTTCTAACGGTTGTCGTTTTCCCGGCGACCCACAAGGACCACCGTGGGAGATATATAACTGCCGCTGTACGCTGATTGCCGCCGTGGATGGGGTAGATACATCAGACGGGCTGCGTAGGACACGCGACGGGCTTATATCTGACATGACATATGCGCAGTGGGAAGCATCGAAGCAGGGATACAGCGGCAAACAGTTATCCCCATATCACATGGGGAGCGAAAAATCTGCAAAGGATGTTACGAAGAAATACATAGATTCCGCCAAGCCCCGCATGGGTAAGGTGCGATACGAGAACGGATACCGCATAAAAGGGCACAAGACCGAAATCGAAGTTGCAAACCAACTCAGAGATCAATTCGGCGGGAAGTTCGTGCTGTTGAAAGAAGCGAATGCGCAGGGGATAAAAACGCCGGACTACCTGTGGTGCGGTAAACAGTGGGAATTGAAAAGTATATCAACAGCGAAAGCGGCAGATATGGCGATTCGAAAAGCCACAAAGCAGATTGCAAAAACTCCTGGAGGGGTTGTGTTACAGTGCACAGGATCCATCAATACCGATGAGCTTATACGCATTATAGATGATAGAGCAGTTCGCAGCGTGGTTAGCACTGGGTTCGGTTTTGATGTGATTGCATTGGAAGAGAACGGTTCTCTCCTATTCGCACGAAGGTATAAAAAATGAGCCGCCCCCCCTCCAGTAACGGGAAGAGGTTCGGCTCGAAAAACGGAAACATAAGTTTCCTCACTGTCAGTATATGCAATCCCCGTAAAAAAGTCAAGAGGTATTTTGTGATGAGCGTTGAAATCACCGACAACAGCAAAGAAGTCTCTGCTGCCATCAAAGCGGCGCTGCTGCGCGGGCTTGAAAAGTGCGGACTGGTGGCAGAGGGATATGCAAAAAAGCTGTGCCCCGTTGACACCGGCAATCTGCGCAACAGCATTACTCATGTGGTAGACGAGCAGGAACCGGCGGCAATCATCGGAACGGATTCTGAGTACGGTGCGTATGTGGAATTAGGAACCGGCATTTACGCCGAAGGTGGCGGCGGACGGCCTACACCGTGGGTGTATCAGGACGCAAAGGGAAATTGGCATTACACGCGTGGCAACAAGGCACAGCCGTTTTTGAAACCTGCTGCCGCCGACCATGCCATCCAATACCGGAAGATATTGGAGGACGAACTAAAATAGGAGCTAATTGCTTACAAATTGTATGCAGTTGGCTCTTTTTGTTAATTACCGCAAAGGACAGCGGTTTTTATAAAACTATCGTTTCCGAAGGAACGGAACCGAAGAAAAGGAGATAGTGTCATGGCACTTACACGAAAACTTTTGAAGGGTATGGGGCTTACCGATGAGCAGGTTGATACCATCATCGAGGCGCATACCGACACCGTGGACGGCCTAAAGGCGGATGTGACCCGCTACAAGGCCGATGCGGAGAAGCTGCCCGGCGTCCAGAAGCAGTTGGACGATCTCAAGGCGGCAGGTGACGGCGGTTACAAGGAGAAGTACGAGAAGGAACACTCGGCCTTTGAAGCCTTTAAGACCGACATCACGGCAAAGGAAAGCAAGGCGGCAAAGGAAAAGGCCGTGCGTGCTTACTTTGAGAGCAAAAACATCACCGGCGCGAATTTGGACCTTGCGATGCGCGGCTGCGGCGAAGAAATGGCCGCATTGGAGATGGACGGCGACAAGATCAAGGACACCAAGAGCCTTGATGCGCTCGTAGACGGCACCTACAAGGGTCTTGTCTCCACCACGCAGACGCACGGCGCAAATCCCGCCAATCCCCCGGCGAACACCGGCGGCGCGAAGACCCGCGAGGACATTTACAAGAAGGACGATAAGGGCCGCTATGTGATGTCCACGGCGGAGCGCCAGAAAGCGCTTGCCGATCTGATGGCAAGCGAAAACAACTAATTTTTTGAAAGGAGCTATTTATGGCTGCGAAAACTAACGTTACGACTTCCGCGCAGTTTACCACTTCCGCACGAGAGGTGGATTTCGTGTCCCGCTTTTCTGATAACTGGGACGTGCTGCGCAACATCATGGGCATCATGCGCCCCATCCGCAAGGCACCCGGCACGAAGCTGGTCTCCTACAAGGCCAGCGTTGACGGCGCTCTCAAGGGCGGTGCCGTGGCCGAGGGTGACGAGATCCCCTTTACCAAGATGAAGGTGGACCCGGTTGCATACGGCGATATCGACATTTCCAAGTACGCCAAGAGTGTGACCATCGAGAGCGTGGCGAAGTACGGCGCTGACGTTGCCGTGGAGAAGACCGATGAGGCATTCCTTGTTGCGTTGCAGAACAAGGTTCTGACCGACTTCTACACCTTCCTCGGTACCGGCACGCTCAAGCTGACCGAGAAGACCTGGCAGCGTGCTCTGGCGATGGCCAAGGGCAAGGTGCTGGAAAAGTTCGCAGGTCTCGATAAGGACGTGACCGAGGTGGTGGGCTTTGCCAACATCATCGACGCTTACGATTACCTGGGCGACAAGGAGATCACCGTGCAGACGATGTTCGGCATCAACTACGTGGAGAACTTCATGGGCTACCGCACCCTGTTCCTGCTGCCCGAGAAGTACATCGCCTCCAAGAAGGTGATCGCTCTGCCCGTGGAGAACATCGACCTGTACTATGTAGACCCGAGCGACAGCGACTTTGCCAAGCTGGGGCTGAATTACACCGTGAAGGGCGAGACCAACCTGATCGGCGTCCATGTTGACGGAGATTACAGCCGCGCCACGGGCGATATGTACGCCATCATGGGCATGAAGCTGTGGGCTGAGTATCTGGACGGCATTGCCGTGGCTACCGTTTCTGTGGCCGGCGCGGGCTAAATAGGAGGGCAGCGTAATGCTTGAACAAGTCTTACGGCACTTGAACAACTGGTTCCTTGTGGAGATTCACGAGGGCACGTTCGCCGTGGAGAACGGCAGCATTGCGCTGCCCTTTCTCCATTCCAATCAATATTTCCGCATCTGCGGCTCTGTGTTTAATGACGGTCTGCATCAATATCCGGCGGCTGACCTTACGGATGAAACCTTTACCGGAACGGTGTGGGTGTTGGCTGTTCCGAAGGCTGTGGTTGTGCTTGCCGAAGATGTCGCCTCGTGGGAAGAAAAGAACGGTGAAGCCGTTTTAAGCCCGTACACGAGCGAAAGCTTCGGCGGGTACAGTTACACCAAAGGCAGCGGCGGAAATGCCGACACGAGCGCCGGGACGGGCTGGCAGGGCGCTTTTAAAGGCCGGTTAAATGACTGGCGCAAGCTCAAGGGGGTGGAACCGTGAGTTTACTGGACGATTTTGCCCACAAGTGCGTTTTGATGGAGAAAAAGCGCACGCCTGACGGAGCGGGCGGCTACATCACCGCGTGGGAAGAGGGAGCGGAGTTCCTCAATTACCAGTCTCTTGACACATCGATGGAGGCGCGAAAAGCGGAAAAGGACGGTGTTACCTCGGTATATTCCGCACTGGTCAATCAGCGCGTTCCCATCGAGTACAACGATTATTTCCGCGATACGGAAACGGGGATTACCTATCGTGTGACCTCGAATCCAGAGGAAAAAGCTGCGCCAAGGTCTGCGGGGGCGACCGTCCGAGCACTGAAATTCTTCACAGCGGAACGAAGGGAGCTGCCGAAATGACAAAGGATAAGGCGCTCCACGCATGGTTTTCTCAATTTCTCCCGGCTTATCCAACATCTAATGTGCCGGAAGATGCGGTTTTTCCGTGGCTGACCTATGAGTTGATTACAGGCTCGTGGGAGAGCGGGGAAATCGGCCTGACGGTAAACCTCTGGTACTACACGGAGGGCGAGGCTGTGCCAAATGCAAAGGCACAGGAGATCTCCGACGCCATCGGTATGGGCGGCTGTATGGTGCCCTATGACGGCGGGGCTATGTGGATTAAGCGTGGGTCTCCGTGGTGCCAGAACATTGCGGACGAGAGCAACAAAAACATCAAGCGGCGGTATCTCAACGTTACGGTTGAATATCTGTCGCAGAACTGATGAAAGGACGAAACTATGAAATTTACGAAAATTCCTTCTGACGCTTTTCAGAAATTGCAGATTAACGCTGGTATCCTGACCACCGATTTTACGCCGTCTACCGGGGAGGTCGGTGCGGCTGGCCAGATCGGTGCAACCACCGGCGGTGTGAACTTTACGGCAACGCCCACTTTCACCGACTTTGGCGAAGACATTGACAACTGCCCCAAGAATGTACAATATTCTTACCAATTAAAACAAAACGTTGCAATACTTACGCGAAATAGAGGGTTTGCCCCCTTGAATTGTGCGCCAAAATTGCAAGCCGTTCCCGCCTATTCGCCGAAGTTGTGCGCCAAATGTGCGCCAAGAAAGGAGAGCGGCGGCGTGGTGAAATTGGTAAACGGGCAGTTGTGGTATTGTTGCCCGGTCTGCGGCCAAAAGCTGCACAAGCTGGCCCCCGATGCCGTTTGTAATGGCGTCACAACCTTTTGCAGACGGTGTAAATGGGAGGGGGTAATGAACATCAAGGAGCGGAAAGGAGCTTAAACAATGGCGAGCATTAGGAAGATAGAGGGGAAACACGGCACGGCGTATAAAATCACGGTCACGCTGGGCCGTGATGCCCTCGACCGGCAAATCAGACATTATAAGACATGGAAGCCGGACAAGCCAATGACCGCGCGAGAACTCAACAGAGAATTGCAGCGCGTGGCAACAGAGTTTGAACAAGACCTAATGAGCGGCTTTCAAGCAGATAACAAACAGACCTTTGCCGAGTACGCCGCATACTGCTACACCATAAGGGAGCAGCGCGGGGACAAGCCGCAAACGCTGGCCCGCGTCCGGCGGCAAACTGCGCGGATCAATGAGTATATAGGGAAAATCCCTATTCAAGAAATCCGCCCGAAGCAGCTAACCGAACTTTACAAGAAGCTTTCCGAGCCGGGAGCCTGTCGGTGGCAAGTGTTCGCGCTGCCCGCTGTAGACTTCAACCAGCTTATACCGGAGGGGGAAACGTGCAACAGTTTTGCGCGGTCGTGTGGTGTCTATGGGAATTTGATCCGCAGACTATGTAAAAATCAGCCAATCAGCCGCCAAAACGCCGCCATAATCGAAAAAAACTTAGGCCGAAAGGATCTTTTCAGCCTAACGGGAGCCGAAAAGCCACTATCCCCGGGAACGATCAGAGACTATCACGCAATCATTTACACGGTGCTTGAACAAGCTTACAAAGAAATGATTATCAAATATAACCCTGCAAAGCGTGTAACGCTGCCAAAGAAAAAGCGCGTTCGTGAAAGCAAGGCTTTACAGCCGGAGCAGCTTAAAGCCGTTCTTGCTGCCCTGGAGGGGGAGCCGCTGCCATTCCGCGCATTGATAACCTTTTTTATTTCCACGGGATGCCGCAGAGGGGAAGCCCTTGCGCTTACATGGGACAAGGTGGACTTTGTGCGGCGGGAAGTCCTGATAAATCAAAGCATGATTTATCTCCCCGAAACAGGCATACAGAGCGGGCCGACAAAGACCGACAACAGCCGCCGCGTGGCCCTCCCCGATGAAACTATTGACCTCTTGCGCAAGCTATGGGCGGAGCAGGCAAAAGACCGGCTGCGGCTGGGCGATCTTTGGGAAGATAACAACCTGGTCTTTCCAAGATGGAACGGAAAGCCGATGAACCCCGGAAATGTGAACCTTGAATTGACCGCATTTTGTGACCGGCACGGCCTCCCCCATATTAACCCGCACTTGTTCCGACATTCCGCCGCTTCCGTTTTGCTCTCAAACGGCGTGGATGTGCTGACCGTGGCCGGGATGCTGGGGCATTCCGATGTATCAACGACGCTTGACACATACGCACACGCCATAGACGAAGCACGACACAAAACGGCGGATTGTATCAGCGAAACTATTTTGCATAAAAATAGGGCGTAACTCTTGCAAAACCCCGCTTTTTGTGATATAATAAAGAAAATTGAATGACAAAACAAACGGGGAGAAATCCCCCTTTGAATGTGCCTTTGTGCCTATTACTTACGCATGGTAAAAGTGCGTGAGCGATAGGCACTTTTTATTTTTAACCCGAAAGGAGCTTTATCATGGTACGAATTAGAACTATTCCGAAAGCAGTTGCAGAGATCAAGGCGCAAGACCCCGGAAGCTACATCAACGCGCGACTTTTGCGCCGCTGGGTGAAAGATGGAACGATCAAGCCCGTTAAAGGCAGCTACGCTTATACGCTTGTCAACCTTGACGAGCTGGAAAGATTCCTTGCCAATGAAAATAACTGACCTTTTGAGCCACGGGCAGGCTAACGCCGTTCCCCTCCGAGATTTGGAGGGAATAACCGGCCTCGACGGTCGAACCGTCCGGGCTATGATCTCCGCCGAGAGACGAGCGGGCGCGGCCATATTGAGCGACAATGTGACCGGCTATTATCTCCCCGCGAACGAGGAAGAAAAGGCGCGTTTTGTCCGCTCCATGCGGCACAGGGCGAAAGAAATTCTATGCGCGGCGGATGCCGTGGAAAGGAGCTAAAAATGCTATTGGAAATAGAGCGACGGGAAAGGAGATACAAAATCTACCAGTTAATGGATGATCTTTTTACCATTCCCGATGAAGCTGTCGGCACAGCGTATAAAAATATTCTGTCGGAATCGCTGGGCATTATCAAGCCGGTCAGCGAAAAAACAGAGGCCGTAATAAGAGCTGAAAATATAATTTTGAAAGCAACTTTGGAAATGGAGGTTTAAGCAAATGGCATACAAGAAAAAAGAAAAGCGGGCGACATGGTGGAAAATGCTTTACCATCAAAGGGCGGCTATTTCTTCGGTTTCGGACGCTGACGCCGGATTAGGTCTAAAGGCTGCATTTGCATATTTTGACGGTGAGGAAATCGACCCGGCACAGCTTACCCCCGGCGCATTTACCGTATTTTGTGTAATTCGTCCGTACATCGACGAAAGCATGAGGGACTTTCAAGAATCCGTCGAGAGCGGGAGAGCCGGAGCCGAAAAGCGATGGGGGGATAGATAGCCCCCCTATACCCCCCCTATAGGGTAGCTTACAGAAGCAATAAGCAATAAGCAATAAGCAATATGCACTATGCTTGATGCACTACTGTAAAAGGGAATGACAAGTCATTCCACGCCATGTATAAGGGTGCGCTGCGCGCGCACCACCGCCGATATTATATATTTTTGATTTTTCTTCTTTTTGTATAAGGGAGCGTTTTATGACCTTTGATTTTGAGAAATTCGCAAGGATAACCGCGAGCGTGTACCCCGTTAGCCCGTACACCCTCGAAGAAGCTTTGAGCGTATTTCGCTGTTACTTTGAGAAGTACGAAGAATATACCGGCAGACCGCACCCGCCGATCAAAGCAAGCCAGATCGTGCGCATTTGTCAGGATATGCCATTCGTTGACAGAGGGTATAGCGGCGGTTTATACGTCGATATTGAGCCGGAGGCATACCCCGCCTTGATTGACAGGTATTTTGCTACGAAATACCGCAACTGCGACCGAAATATAAACCACTTTTTCAGCGGAAGAATTAGGGAACTCCGATTTTACGAGGAGCTTTATTGAAAGGGGTGAAAGACACGAGCGGGAAAGCATCACAGCGAAAAGGCGCAGACGGTGAAAGGGAGCTTGCCGCCGTTCTCCGTGAATATGGGTACGAGATCAAGCGCGGCGGGTCTATGTCCTTTGGTGAAGTTCCCGACCTTGTGGGATTGCCCGGCATTCATATAGAGGTCAAACGCTGCGAGCAAGTCAGGCTTTCCGAGTGGATGAAGCAGGCCGAAAGGGATAGCCAACATTTCAAGGACGGTTTCCCCGCCGTATTCCACCGCCGAAGCCGCGAGGAGTGGCGCGTAACAATGAACCTTGCGGACTTTATGCGGCTCTATGACCGCCAGAAAGCCGCAGAAAACGCCGATTGAAAGGGGTGATATATTGACACCACGCAAAGAAAAAGCGCTGCAAGCCCTCCTTGTGTGCCGTACAAGGGCAGAGGCAGCAAAGGCCGCCGGAATTGGAGAAAGTACCTTGCGGTCGTATCTGCAAGATGCTGAATTTTCGGCAGCATATAAACACGCCGCCGCCGGGATCATGGACAGGGCAACGAGGCAGCTACAACAGAATTTGACCGCCGCAATAGACCGGCTGGGCGCCATTGTCGCAGACGATGAAGAAACGAGCGCGAACCACATTACAGCGGCGCGGACGCTGCTTGACTACGGCTTGAAATTCACCGAGTTTAACGACGTCTTGAAAGAGCTGGAGGAGGGCGGCGAGGATGTATTATGACCGTCTGAAAGCCCGCGTGAGGGCAACCAGCGCGATCAAGCGGCAGCAGCGAGAGGCGCGGGCGCTTATTGACAGCATAGATGTAAAGCAACATATAGCCCCCGTATATTTCCCGCTGCATGACGATTTGAAAGAGGGGAAGCACACCACATTCAACCTCCCCGGCGGGCGCGGCTCCTGCAAGTCCTCCTTTACCTCTTTGGAGATTGTGAGCGGCATTATGGCAGATACCACGGGACAGAGCAACGGCATTGTATTCCGCCTTGTGGGTGCAACAATGCGGGATAGCGTCTTTTCTCAAATCGCATGGGCCATTGATACGCTGGGCGTTTCCCATCTATGGCGCGGGCGTGTGTCCCCCATGTCCTATACTTATCTCCCGACCGGCGCACAGATCCTTTTTCGAGGGCTGGACGATGCAAGCAAGTTAAAATCCATCAAGCCACGGCGCGGCGTGTTCCGCTATGTGTGGTTTGAAGAATTTAGCGAATTGCGCGGGCCGAACTTCACGCGAAACATTATGCAATCGGTACTTAGAGGACAGGGGCCGGGGGCTATCGTGTTCCGAACCTTTAACCCGCCGATCTCCGCCAACAACTGGGCGAATGTGTTTATACGGGAGCCGGACGAAAAGGCCGTTACGCTGCTGACAGACTATACAATGATCCCCCCGGACTGGCTGGGCGAAAGCTTTCTTTATGAAGCTGAACGGCTGCGCGATGTAAACCCGAAAGCCTATGAACACGAATATTTAGGCGTACCGACCGGCGCGGGCGGCGAAGTCTTTCCCAATTTGGAAATACGGGAGATCACCGACAAGGAAATAGAGCAAATGGGCTATTTCTATCAAGGCTTAGACTTTGGATTTGCAGTCGATCCCGCCGCATTTCTCCGCGTGTCTTATGACCGCAAGAGCGACACCGTTTTTTTTGTTGACGAAATATACAAGCGGCATTTGTCGAATAAGCAGCTTGCGGAGGAAATCAAAAAGCGCCGCTATGACCGCGGCGGGGGTGCGTACCATTCGCCAATATTGGGCGGCGTATACGAGGAAAAGCAGCTAATCACGGCGGATTGTGCGGAGCCGAAATCCATAGCGGATATGCAGGCGGAGGACTTGAAGTGCATCCCATGCCACAAAGAGCCGGGGTGCGTGAGCTACCGTGTGAAATGGCTGCAACATCGGCGCATTGTGATTGATCCGAAGCGAACCCCCGAAGCATACCGCGAATTTGTAAATTACAGCTACGCCACGGACAAGGACGGAAACTTTCTTTCCGAACTGCCCGACAAAGACAACCACACCATAGACGCCTGCGCTTATGCCCTCGACCGGCTTATTTACCGGCGCGGCGTTTCGGCGTGAGAAAGGAGAAAATCATGGGCTATATGCGTATCAAGTGCCACTATTGCGGCGGCACATGGGAAGTGTACGGACGAAGCATCACAGGCGTGTCAAGTGCCACTATTATTAGCGGGGACTATCCCCGCACTTGCCCGCATTGCTTCAAGGCCATTGAAAGGCAGACATGGGAAAAGCAGATCATTCCGGCGTTTCAGGCGCTGGACGATGCAAACCGCGAGCTTGTAAAGGACAGCAGCGGCTAACAAAACCCCCCTTTTTCCCATCGGCAC